GCGAATGGTAGAAGATGAAGGCTAATGACCACCATGCGGTTTAATCCGCACCATGTGTCCAGTCCCGTCTTAGGGGGTCGGCCCGTCTATGTAAACATAGGAGAGGAGAGTGAATCTGAATCCACCTTCCGGGTGAATTTCGTTCCCCTGTCGCAAGCACTTTGCAATGGTTGAGTCGGCGTGTAAACGAACGCGCATTTTCCCAGGGTACCTGTTTTCCTCCACTAAATTCCATAAATTTCACGATGTGGCAAATCGCCACACAGAACCCGTGCACACGGATTTGTGAAAAGTAGTCTGTTCCTACCCGTCAGATTTCTAACGTGAATCTTACGGTGGCGGATTTCACGCCAACTACATTCCTAGCAAACTGGGGAAGTGATACATGCAATTAAGCACATACTTCGGACTGATTACCCCATACCGAATATTCTTTTGGTTGCCAGTATTAAACTGGACGCTGGTTTTGTTCACACAAATTTGCGCACCATGAGTGATCATTTGTCGGTGATCATCCGCTGTCCTCCCCCACACACCAGCCTCATAGCAACGGGAGTCGATGCAACCCGTGAAAGTTCCCCCTCTGCCAGCCTCAGCGCCGCTGCGCGTGAGTGACTGGGGAACAAAGATCCAGCAGCCTTCTCTGGGTTTGGGACCAGGGAAATGCAATCATCAGTGATGATCTCGTCGAAACCAGAACGCAAAACTGTGAAATTCCACTCAGTCTCGCTCATCCCGCGAAACTGCGTGGCGTTCTTGGCATGTAGAGCATCGTCGATCGCCCTATAGTGCTCCTTCGGCACAGGGTGAAACAAACACTTATGATGCCGGCCTGTCGGTGGGATCACCGTCGAGTCGCTGCCGTATCCACATAGCACACACAATAGCCTTGTGTGTGTGAAACCAATTTTCTCGAGCCAAAAGAAAATGCGATCTCTCTTGAACTCGGACCATCTCCTCTCCACCGGAAGCGCTGTGTCCTCGGGGTCGTGATAACCCTCCAAACGCGACACATAATAATCAGCCAGGCGGCCTCTATTAACCTCGCCTGGTGTCACGGTATGTGCACATCCCGCATTCGTGAGAAACACCCCTTCCAGTGCATCAATGGCCTGTGACGCCTTACTCGCCAGCTCATAAGCTGCGATGCGTTTCTTTTCAGTTGCCTCCATCTCGGCAACCCTGTCTTCATGGACATGACGTAAATGCGCGATATTTTCTTCTCGCGTCGCATTGATTTCGTCCATGTCTATAATGATTACATCGGTCTCAGATACCGAATCGTCCCTGTCATTGGGCTTCGCCTTTTTGGCAAAGATTTCCTCCACTTCCTGACATGTGACACCCTTCATCCAAAGATGGAGTCTTCCACACTCAGGGCACTTGAACTCGGCCATAGTGGCCCTCTTCTGTGCATCATGGTCATCTGCAGCGCGCAGCTTGACCAAGTTCCACACTGCCGAAAGGATGAACTCTCCGACATCGGGTGACCCCTCGTCCAGCGCACAACGCGCTATCTCGAGTGTCGACGGGCTAAAGCAAAATAGTTTATCCCCTCGACGCATCAATCCCCGAGTCAAAGACCTCGCATCACGGACGAACATCTCGAAAGAGTCGTACCTGAAGATACCGTCCTCAACGGTCGCCAGTGCGGTGGGTCTGTACGTAACCCACTTCGATTTGCGATTGTTAAGCGCCCTATTCCTGCGCTTAACCTCAGCCCTCTCGGCTTTGAGGGAATGTGAGCCGTATCCACTGTCGCTCACAGGACTAGATGACCTGGATGAAGGTCCAGGATTTTCCTCGATATCGCCAGCAAGGAGAATATCCCAATGTACACCACGGTCGATTGCCACGTCGTCGGTCGCCGCCTCGTACCAGGCGTGCCAGCAATCGGCCTCGTGTGTATACGCATTGTGATGATCAAAATCCGCACCATCAAGCCACCTACGGATGTCCGCAAGTGTCCGATGACGTGCATCAATGATATCCCTCTCGCGATCCTCCCATTCATCAGCCAAATCCATCCAAGCCTCCCGGAAATCATAAGCCTCCGTTCCCTCAGACATGGCGGGTGATGAATTGAAAATGTCAAATCCCACTCCGGGGAAATGCGCATTGATGCTTTCACTAGTGGAAGCTACACTCTGACTAGAAATTAGATTGGGTGCCTCAGATGCACCCGTGCACTCTTCGATGTGTTCGCCCTCTTGGGCAATATTTTCCCCCATTGGACCCCCCTGTCCTTCCTCGAGTTCGTTGTCCCTACGTTCCTCTGCGGAACCCTCGGGTTGCGGCTCAACGGCAGCCGGTTCTTCCTCTACATTCGCAAAATGCTCGCACTCCTCCGTGATGATGTCGTACTCCACGGCATCCCCGAAAGGCACAAGAGTGCGGGCATTGAGCGGACGTAACCAAACCAGGCAGTGGCGAATGCTCAGCTGGACTTCCGTGTTGACCATTATGAAATAATCGGCATCGAAAAAGCAGTCATATTGATTGTTGAAGCAAGTCAATATGAACTTGAACCGATAAGACATGAAGTCAAATGTGTAAAAATCTACACGGCAGAACTCATCGCATATCCCACTCACCTTGTGCCACTCTATCATTCCTGGTCGCCCAGGAAATCTCTGGCCTGTGTAAACGCAGTTATGTCTAAGGGAGACGCCCTCCCATTCATGCAGATCAGCGCATAAACGAGGATTGGGCTCTCCACAGACACGACAAGGTCTGATTCCCCAGCTGGGTGCTGGAGCCATCTGGTACTGCGGGTCTGGGTCTGCCAATGTGGCCCGCATTGGCGCGGGGGGCATATTATAATCGGAAATGTGTTCAAATCTCGGCCCAAGAGATCTGAAATGGGCACGCGAAAACAATCTAGTTGTGCCTGCGGATATCCGGCCTTTGTGCCAGTCTTCCATTGACCCCTCAATACCGACGACGTCGTGTTCTTCGACTCTGCCGGCCTGCACCATTGAATCCTCTGGTCGTTCGAGGTAGTGCGTCTTCATGATGTATTCATAACTTGGGGGGGTGTAGCCCAAACTATGTATGTACGCGGACAGGATACCGTATTCGTGCGGCAGGTTTCCTGTCAAATTCAGCATATTCAAGGCCCGTTCGTAACTCTGCCGTGGAGTCTGAACGTCCGAGTGTGCAGTCATGAACTTGCACATCATCCGATGCGGGATATACCTTGCGGTCACCTTGCCATCAGACATGCGCTGGAAAGTTCGCTGCAGGAACACAGCTGAAACCGGGATTGGCCCCTCCTCGGGCAACCAAACACCGAAAGCGTCCTTCGTGAATTCCATTCCCCCTCTTTCAACTTCCCGAGCAAGCCTTTTCTCCTCAAGGAAGCGCTGGCGGTAACTTGCCAACCAATCGTCGCCGTACTGTGACTGTGTCACATCTCTCACTACGGCCAAGGGCACACCAGCCTGTAACATCAGATATGGATTCAGCATCTGATGATTTGTCGTATTGACAGGCGCGGTATTGTACATACCGCTCGGTATACCCTGGTGACGTTGGTAGACGTCGCCAGCTGGTCCAACCACGATAGAGCCTGTGGTGCCAAGACTGAGTGCACGCTGTATCTGTGCAGTCTCATAGACCTGGCCCATATACCTGAAGGTGGGTGGGAGCTTCTCTGTCCGGAGCGAGATGCTGGCCATGGAAAAAGGCCTAGGCATTCGCAGATCCTGGAATGAGTAATCAACCGCATATCCATACTTGCCAGCATGCTGCTGGTATAAACGGTTCCACTCATTGTTGTGGATCCCTATCTTGGAATCCAGCTCCCACCTCTTCTCTATCATGGACAGAGCGAACTGCTGCGTCGCCATTCGCTCGACCATCTCCATCTCAAGAGCGGCACCCACAATCATGCGAGGCCCCTTCCGCTCTATCTTCGATAATTTTAGGGTTTCTGGCTTGGGGAATGCCATATGGTGTGCGGGCGTTTTGAGTTCGATGAAATCCCGGACCGCACGTTTGAATGCCGGGTTTTCCGCAACCTCCAATTTGTTGCGACCGAGCGCCCCAAAGAAACCGCGCGACTTTCCCTTGGTCCTGCGGTATTCTGGCGACTCGATCACCTCCCTTTGGCTCATGTATGAAGCCAACGTGGTTGCGTACTGTGCAGAGACAAGAGCCCTGGCTCTGCGGAAATTCTTTTGATTCAAACGCACAATTGGGTGCGCCCAATCATGCATCTTGCCCTCGGTCCACTTCCCCGGACCGTGCTCGATCTTTAGCGAAAAACCATACGGCTCCTTCTGGTACTTTTCGCCAAACTCATCCATGGTGGCCCATTCGTTCGCACCGAGCCATGCCTCGAGCCATCGATCGCCGTGTGCCAAGTCACGCGGCCACCGATCCCAACCTTCCAATTGGCCGATTTTCCTTGCCCCTGGTTTATCGACTAACCAGGCCGTCAAAGCATCAGCACCGATATCATACGGACTATCGATGCCGCAGTGCAACTTGAGAGCGGACTTCCAATCTCTTTCCGCAATGGCGCGCAGGTGCTGCCTAGCTACCAATGGGTCTATGTCGTACATGACCTGTAGCGCTGCAGCCTTCCCTGCAAAGTTTGAGACTCTCGAACGGGGGACAGAATACATTCTATCGGCTCCCCCGCGTAACCGTATTTTTCCACCACTGCACTCCTGTGCTGCCTCTAGTGCTGCATCACGTTCAGCGAACGATTGGTAATCCTGGCCCTTGACACCGCGCAGTGCCTCCCTGTTCGCCTGGTTCTCACGAACGCCAGTCCCCTTCTTGAGGGTGAACCTACCAATTGGCTCAAATGCCTTTGGCGCTGTTGATGGACCCCAGGTCAGCAGGACCTTGCCCTCTGGTGTCTTCCGGGCAATTTGGCGTGCAAACTCGTTGGCACGCGACCAATCACCGGTCGCCCTTGCGCTGGCGACAAGCCGATCCATCTTGTCCCTGTCCCTTGGCGTATAGAGACTGTCGTGATCAACAGCCCAACTGTGCCGCCGTGCAAATGTGGTCTTACCCTCACCTGACGGTATGTACGCCACGCGGATCCCCCTCGATTTGGAACACCCGCCTGCACCACCCGTGGAACAAAACGCTGAAATATTACCATTCAACGAATGCATGGCTCGGTTCCGATCCCTCCGTGAGAGCGACCAGGAACCAATCCACCAATTGATCTTCAAGACGTGAGTAAAATCACGCCTAACACGGGGGCCCCTTGGCACAGGGCAGGTCATGCATGGCGTCAAACAAATGACCCCGCATGTACACTTTGATTGCCTTTTAGTTGGTTTAGGCATAACCACGTTGGGATTCAATCGCTGGTACTTCTGAATCTCCGGGCGCCTCTTCTTCAATTGATCATCCCACCACGCCCTCTTGGACGCGGTGAGCTGTGCCTTTGCGGCATCTTTCTTCTCCTGGCGTTGCCGGCGCAACAACACCCTCTCTGCTGCCTTTAGTGCAGTCCTTGCTCTTCGCAAATCGCTCTGCTTCCTGCGCTCGCACGCTGCCAGGAATGTAGCCATTTGCCCTGCATCAAAGCAGTGCAAATCAGCGATACGAATAATCAAGACCGGTGTCAAAACACCGGCCGCCCAACCTACTCTATTTGGGGATACGACGCGTCCCCGACGCGGTGGTCTGCTCTTGACGTCCACGTGGCCAGCAATGCCTCCACGCTTATGTCCCGAACCAGGGGTGGTGTCCACTCGTCCACCCCGCGTGCCCGGCCGAGGACCCTGGAGTCCAACGGATTTCCCAAGTCGTTTCGACGACCTCATGAGATGGTGACTCTGCTATCCAGCTGAGTCGGTACACGGGGATGTCTGTTCCAAGCTCTGGGATTAACCGCCCCAGCTGAGCGTGGATAGGCTTATTTCTGTTGCTACCCATAGTCGGAAAGTCCAAAGATGCACGTTCCTGGTTGTTTACTGTAGCCGTTACTAACGGCATTTGCTCCCCTCAGTTTTGGGTCAATTGCGAATCGATTTCTCGATGCATGCAATCCCGGTCGCCAAACCGGTTTTTAGTGTCTCAGACGCGTCTGATTAGCCAACCATGCTTTCACCACATGATTGACACACGCGCTTGTGTGCACAAGCGCGACACCAACGACGAATAAGTGAGATTATAGTTTAGTGAATCTCAATTACACCAGGCATTTCCTCCTGGATTTAAACAAAACTATCGGTATTTCCGATTGTAGCCTGATGTTTATCGGCTATCTAAACCAAAACAAGTCTTCGCAAGAAGCAACTCATTTCGATCTTTATCGAAATTGTGTACCCTACTTAAGTGTAGTGCACACAACTCCGAATGGAG